GTCGACGGTCCAGATCTCAACGTCATTAGCATCGGTCAGCTTAAATTTATATGTTGACTCGCCAAGCCAAACATTTGCCTCGCCGCGCGCATCAAGAATAACAGGGTTGCTGTTCGGCGTCGCGCCCGTGCTGTCCGTATAACTCGCTTGCGGCGTGGTCGTGCCGGCAACATAGGTATAAAGTTTACCGCCGGCCAAAGGAGCGCCAGCGGCGTCGATGAATTGCGTTTTAGCTGTGGGCGTTACGACGGCCATTTATCCACCTACAATACTTGTGACGGTCAGAATGACCGAGGGAATAGCGGGGATATTCCCCGATGCAGTAGTGGCCAATATTGAGACGTTCGTATTCGTCGTTTCCCAATACAGCTCAAAATAATCGCCTGCGGTTAGACTTACCACGAAATTCCATGCCGCGACATAGGCATTACTAGCCCCCGATAATGTAATCTTCGTGGCCGAATCGGGCACATTCGTGCCATTGACGCTCAACCATATGTGAACATCTTTAGAGTTGGAGTTAGTGCTAACAAACTGCGCCGAGAACTGTATGTTATAAGTGCCTGTATTGTCTACATAAACGCGCGAAGTAGGCGTTCCTATATAGACACCATACTGTAATGGGCCATCATTAATCTTGGACGCAACGCTGTTTAACATCATGGCATAGGCTGTATTAGCCGCCGCCGCCGTTTGCGTAGTCGTATCGTAATACGAGCCATACCGCCGGCCGTTTTCGACCGACACATACATATTATAGAACCAGCGATACCATTCGCGGGTGACAAAATCTGTCACCTTGTCCCAGATCGGGACACGCGCCGCCGGTATAAGCGTATTGTTATCAGGCATTTGTCGGGTCCAGTATGAGTTCGGCACCCATAATGGCGATTTTTACTGGGTCAGTGCCTGATACCTCATAAACACGGTCGCGGAGTTTTAATGTCATGCCAAGACGCCGCCAGATTGTGCGGTATCCAGTTCGACCAACCTGACCCATTGATTTCCAATGCTCGTTTGACCACGTATGGCCGCCGTCATCAGACCAGCGAAGCATAACATTCGCATTAGCCCCAATGGTTACGCCGTAGTCTTGATAGTCCCGAATACGCAACGCGCTACCCGCGCGATCTAAGATAAACGTGTTATCGCGGTCATAAATATATGTTATTGCGTTATATTCTGCCTGAGTATAGCCCTCCAGACCTACGCCGGCTTCACAATCAAGTTGAAGGCTATGTTGCGTTGTGCGTTTTAAATCGTTCTGACCCGTAGGCAACGCTCGCCAAGACCGCAGCCATTTTTGTGTCGATCCGGCTTCAGTGTAAACCGTCGAATCATAAGCGTAGATGCCGCCGCCGACATAATCGCCAATGACGATAGTATTGTTATAATTCATTTGGCAGTTGCCACGATGGCGGGTGAATTTATTGTTATCCCAGCCAGCGCGCTCATGCCAAACGCCCGTCGCCACATCATAGACCCATGTAGTATTGGCAGTCGGAAAATTCAGCACATAAAAGCTGTGACCATCTTGTTGATAGGTATAAGCCACAGCGTCTGAAAGTGTCGTGTATTGTTGAATCTGCCATTCGACGGCGTGCGTTGACACGCGCTCGCCGGAATAGCCTTTAGACCGATAGACGATACCGTTGCCGCGAGCGTCAGAACCCAACCAGAACAGCCCATTATCTAGTTTGGCGACGGAATAGGCCGCAAGACAACCAATCTCGTTAAAAGCGCCTTGAACGCGAGCAAGCGGAAAATCAGGCGTCCCGGCGTTATACCAGACCTCAACGGAATTTTGGCCGAATAGCCAAACTTCGCGATGATCGACGATTAGTGTGACGAGATTATCCGGCGAACCTTCGGCGCTGGCGAAATCAAGCGCGTCGATAGACAAGCCATTATAAGACGCCGTGACCCAGAACTTTTGGCTATTTGGCTCGTTAAAAACGAAATACCCATCCAAAAATCCAACGCCAACAGCACCATAAAAATCAGGATCGGTTATTGTGGAAAAGAACGGCGAAAACGCAAGAGTAACACCCGTCGCCGTCGCCGTCGCATTAGCGGATAATTCAAAAGTTGTACCATCTGTTATACTGGCGACCGTAGTAGCCGCCGGGATACCGGAGCCGGTTACAGGCTGCCCAACCCATATATTAGACGTGTCGGTCGTCGTAACCGTAGCGTCGCCGCTTGTGGTGTCACAAACAAGCGTAATATCGCTATTGTTGTATATGTATCCGTTAACGCCCGCCGCTATAAAAAGCTGCGTGCCGTTATCAACCATATTGACATTACCGCTACCGCCAACGGTGCCAAGTTCGTGATATGACCAATCGGTATCTATCCGATATAATTTTGAACCCGCAACGGCATAGCCATATCCTCCATAAGTCCATAAACCGCGCACAGGGCCGGTAGGAAACACAGCAAGTTGCCGCAGACCTGGCGCACGTTGAAGCCACGCGGCCTCTTTGCCGCCTTCCGGTATAATCTCCGGGTAGAGATTGACCATGCGGGCGTCGGCCGCGTTTGGGCTGCGCGTAACGTATGATGACCCTAAAATCGGGGTCTTCATTAGTAGTTCCCCGCGTAGATGTTATAACGCTGGCGCGTGCCGACAATGCTGTAAGGCAGCGCCATAATGTCGTCAGGGTTATTGATGCGTTTCAGATTGCGCTTGCTATACATGGCGATACGCTGCACCTGCGCGGACGGCTCGACGCCAAACTCCGGGGCCATTTCACAAGCCAGATTATAGCGAAACGCACGCAGATACCCGGGCGGAAACGTCAGCGCCGTAGCCAGTTTGGCCGGGTTGGATAGCTTTTCAACGGACACAAAATGCCATTCCAACAACCGTAACGGCACCGGATAGATGACCATTTCGATGTCAGGATAGGTCATGTTGATCCACATAACCTGCGGGTATGTAGACGTTACGGTCTTGACAGCGATGCCGTCGTATTGCTGTTGATTGATAAATTTGATCCCGTAAGACACATTGGTCTGCGGATCGCGGAAGTAAGTCGAATCGTCCAGCAGCACCGGACGTTCACCAACAAAGTCGCCGGTCGGGCCAAGCGTCTGCGACCGAAGCCCCGGCGTCCAGTTAAATACTTGATCTTGTGTTGAAAAGACCGCTAGACGTTCCGTGTCCCACGAGTCGATCATCTGATTCAACGCTGTCAGCGCGTCGTTCGCCGTTTCCGACGAGGGCGTTTCGCCTTCTGCGAGGACGCCCAGCAGTCTCAGGGCTCCGCAGATCTGATCGTACGCTGTCGTCGTCATTCGGATCGAACCTTTCCCAGCCGTTCTCTTCGTCGGCTTCCGCTTCCATTTCCAGCGTAGCGATCTTAACGCCATGAACCTCATGGCGCAAATAAATCATAGCCATTTTACACCTATGGAAAGGGCCAGGCGGGCCGTAGCCCGCCCGTAGGATTGGATTACGCGACTACCGCATACTGCCACTTGGAGCCGTCCGAAACGAACAGCTTGCCAGTGCCAGTGGCATTGGTCGTCGTGGCGATTGAGCCTTTCGGCGCAGTCGTCGTCGTGGAGTTGGCGGTGATCGCGCCGGTCAGGAAATACAGACCAGCCGTCGCATTAGCAATAACCGCGTCCGTAGTAGCCGTCGACGTGAACGTGCCAGAAACAGTCGCCGTCGTCAGAGCCGCGCCAGAGATGGTGCCGCCGCTGATGGTCGCGCCCGTAATGGTCGTACCAGAGACGAGTTCCGGGTCAGAAAAGGCAACGCCAACCGATTTGCTATTAGCCATCGTTGTCGCTCCTATTAGCTAACCGCAGCGTACTGCCACTTGGTGCCGTCCGAGTAAAAGATCTTGCCGACACCCGTAGCGTTCGTCGTCAGACCAATCGAACCCTTGACCGCAGCGGTCGTGGTCGAGTTGGCCGTGATCGCCGTATCGACGAAGTAGATACCAGCGCCATTCGGGAACAGGATGGTCGTACCGCCGACAAGTTTGGCAGCAGCCGTGTTACCGTCCGTGAACAGGTAGTTGGCCGAACCGTTCGGAATCGCGCCGGTCGGGCCGTACGAGTCGAGCGGGTAAGAGGCATTAGAAGTCGAAGTCGTCATAAGTAACTCTCCTTAGTTGAAGAAGATGGGGCCGAAGCCCCATCCAATTAACCCCACAGACGGACAGCCATCTGCGGACGGATGACCGAGTAGCCATACAGCACGTCAATACGGCAGGGCAGACGGTCGTTGTTGATGTCGTACTGGCGCACGACGCGCAGGCTGATACCATTGTGAACCTGACGCGAAGCCATGTCGACGCCCTGCGGCATAAGCAGGTCGGCGGTGGCGAACGTGATGGCGTCACGATGATAG